GTCCTTGGAGAGTTAAGACGCCTCCAGGTTGGTCAATGTGGCAACTACCAATGCATTATGATTTTAACCCTATGTTTGAGGTACAACCAGGAATTATATGGTCAGATATACACCACGAAATTAATCAACAAATGTTAATTAAACGTTATGGTGAATTTAAAATTAAAAGAGGCACACCATTAGCCATGTATGTACCATATGAGAGAAGAAAATACGATTTTACAATAGATGGACCTAACGCCGAAAATGCTAGTTGGTCAAATGAATCATTTTTACATGTTAGATCAAAGTTTAAAGGTGGTTATAAACTACATCAAGCTGAGGTTAAAAAGTGTCCTTTCCCACACGCTGCTAAGAAAACAATTGATAATACTAAAAAAACAAAGCGTAAACCTAGAAAAAAAAAGGTATAAATATAATAAACAGTTGATTTATATGGAAAAGGTGGTTATAGTTATGGAAAAAATGAGAGAAAGATGTTTAGTTTTAAAGGATTTACAACAAAGGAAAAGAATACACATTTAGAGCACGTAGAAGACGATATAATTAATCGTGGTTCAAAGGGTGGTCAAAATGCTATTAACTTCCTAAAGTCAATAAGAGATATGCTTGCCGGTTCATCTGGTAAGAAAGTAAATATGACCGTCAAATGGGACGGTGCCCCTGCTATAATTTGTGGTATCAATCCAGAAAACGGCAAATTCTTTGTTGGTACAAAGTCAGTATTCAACGTCAATCCAAAAATCAATTATACAACAAGTGATATAAGTAAAAACCATGGTGGTGAACTAGGTAATAAATTAAAGATAGCATTAAGAGAACTTGCTAAACTTAATATTACTGGTATTCTACAAGGTGATTTCTTATTTTCAAAATCAGATTTAAAGTCTGCTAGTATAGATGGTGAAAACATGATAACGTTTACACCTAATACAATCACATATGCTGTACCTAAAAACTCCTCTATTGGTGTAAGAATAAGAAGAGCAAGAATGGGTATTGTATTTCATACTTCTTATTCAGGTAAAAAGATGAAAGATTTAAGAGCAGGCTTTGGTACAGTTTCCGGTAAATCCGGGATATCTTCCGTGTTTTTAGCTGACGCTGCTTACAGAGATGTGAGCGGCTCGGCTAAATTAACTAAATCGGAGTTATCTTCCTTTAATGCCAAGTTAAGAATGGCCGAAGGATCATTATCAAAAGCAGGACCTATGTTAGATACCATGGCAAAAACTGATCCACTATCAGTGGGTTTTAGACTTAAAACATTTTTTAATTACTATATTAGAAACACACAAGGTAATATGGCTAAAGTTAGAACTTTGGTGGATATGTTTAGAGATTACTACGAGAATACAGTAACCACTGAAATAAATGCCAGAAAGACCGATAGTGGTAAACAAAAGTACAAAGACATATTAGAAACAAATTTAAAATTTATAGATAAGAACAGACAAGCATTGACAATGGCTATTGCATCTCATGTAACTTTACAAAATGCTAAAAACTTTTTAGTAGGTAAGTTAAGTGAGATACAAAGTATAGGTCATTTTTTAAGAACATCTACAGGATATAAAGTAACGGCACCAGAAGGATTTGTGGCAGTTGATAGAGGTGCTGGTGCTGTTAAGTTAGTAGATAGATTAGAATTTAGTAGAGCAAACTTTACAGCAGATAAAGATTGGGTAAAAGGATAATGAAAAAAACTTTAGATGAAATAAGACAATATATTAATGAGGGTGTCTATGATCCAGGTATATTCAAAGCTTTCTTTTTAGCAGGTGGTCCAGGTTCAGGTAAAACATTTGTAACACAAAATGCATTTTCTGGTACAGGTTTAAAACTTGTAAACTCCGATAATGCTTTTGAAAAAGGTTTAAGAAAAGCTAATCTTTCAATAAAAATGCCAGATGAAGAAGAATACTTTAGAAATATAATTAGACAAAGAGCAAAAACAACCACTGGTAATCAGTTAGATCAATATGTACAAGGCAGATTAGGTCTTATTATAGACGCTACAGGCAGAGATTTACCATTAGTACAAAGACAAGTTGGTATGTTAAGACAAATTGGTTATGATTGTTACATGGTATTTGTAAACACAAGTTTAGATATTGCTTTAGAAAGAAATAGAAACAGACCAAGATCAATACCAGAATACATTGTACAAAAAAGTTGGAATGGTGTACAAGCAAACATAGGCCAGTTTCAAAGAATTTTTAGTCCTATGAAGATGATGATTTTAGATAACAATTCAAGTGAAAAAGAATTAGTAACTAAAACATTAAGGGATGCTGACAGATTTATTAGAGGTAAATTGAGAACTAAACCAGAAAATGGCATAGCCATGAGTTGGATAAAGAAAGAACTAGAGTTAAAGAAAAGATGAGATTTAAACAATACTTATTAGAAAGTATCATAGATATTCCTAGAAGAACTTATGCTCCAGGTGTGTTTGATGAGGCAGATACAAAAGATCCTAAGATCAAGCCTAGTGTTAAACAACTTATTGATGATGAAGTAAAAGAATTTGAGTCTGAATATCCAGTTTTAAAAGTATCTTTGATTGGTTCTATCTTAACAAAGAGATATAGAAATGACGCTGACCTTGACCTTAATGTATTGTTTGATGTGCCTGAAGAAAAACGAGAGGCAGAAAGAGTTAGACTTTCTCAAAAATATTTGTCTGCTAAAAATCCAGATAAGATACAAGGTAAATTAATACCTGGTACAAACCATCCTATTAACTATTATTTTATTACAGATCAGGAAACTTATGATGATCAGAATAAAAAAGCAGACGCTGTGTTTGATATAGAAAACAATAGTTTTGTAAAACGACCAGATGATTTTGTATTTGATCCTAGTATGTATGTAAAAGAGTTTGACAGAAAAGTACAAGCGCTAGATGTTGTAAAGGGTGAACTAAAAAGAGATATAATAGATTACAAAGAATTAAAAGAGTTAACACCAGATGATGTGTTAAACTTACAAGAAAAGATTAAAGATAAATTAGATGAAATAGAAGATAGTTTAGAAGCCATTATTAAAATAGGTGATGGTGTTGACACTGAAAGAAGAGCAGCCTTTGATAAAGATATGTCACCAGATGAGATTAGAAATTATGGTGTTAAAAACAGATTACCTAAAAATGTAATCTACAAGATGTTAGAAAAATATCATTACTTAAAATTCTACAAATACTGTAAGAAAATATTAGAAGATGGTATTGTAACAGATAAAGAGATTGACGATTTAGAAATACACGAAGGTGGTCTTGCTACAGCGTGGACAGATTTAATTAGAAGAACAATCAAAGCACCTCAAATGAAAAAAGGTGTTGAACTATATTTAAAATATTTAAGACAAGGTATGAAAGACGCTAAGAACAAGGCGGCTCAACATGCTGGTATAGACTATCATCAATTTGCTAAAGCAGTACAAGACGCTGGTTTACCTGAACAAATGACAGAGGCTAGAGAGAAGTCAGTAGCATTTACATTTGGTAGATTTAATCCACCAACTATAGGCCATGAAAAACTTATAAACAAAGTTAAGTCTATACCTACAAATGATTACAAAATCTTTTTAAGCAGATCACAAGATAGTAAAAAGAATCCACTAGATCCTAGTAAGAAATTAAAGTTTATGAAATCTTTGTTTAAACAACATGCTAGAAACATAGAACTAAACCCTACTAACATGGTACTAGATTTGGCTACTAGTTTACACAACAAAGGTTATACAGATATAACTATGGTTGTTGGTAGTGATAGAGTTAGAGAATTTGAAAACATATTAAAAAAATATAACGGTCAAAAAAACAGACACGGTTTTTATGACTTCAAAAGTATTAAAGTTGCCTCTGCCGGTGAAAGAGATCCGGATGCTGAGGGAGCAACAGGCATGTCAGCAAGTAAGATGAGAGCGGCTGCTGAGAAAGGTGACATTGATAGTTTTAAAAAAGGATTACCAAGAGGCGTAAGTAAAAAAGAATTAGAAGATTTATTTGTTTCTGTAAGAAGTGGTATGGGTTTAAGTAAAAAATTGGCTGCCAGTTATGGTGGTCTTGCTCATGTATCAGGTGCTAAACCTGTGGCTTCAATGAACGAGTTTGAACAAAAACAAATAAGAGATTTGTATATTAGAGAAATGGTCTTTAATATTAACGATAAAATAAATTATGTCAAAGAAGACATACAAGGAATAGTAAAAAGAAGAGGTACAAATTATGTTGTACTTGAAGATAATAACAACAATTTACACAAAGCATGGATATGGGATTGTATTCCTGTACCAGCGGATAGAGAGGTAGACGTGAGAGAATACGATACAAACGTTGACTATGGCTTTAAAGCAGTTGACAAAATAGAAGAAGATTTGGATGCTCAACCACAAGATAAAGATGTTAAGAAAAAAGATGGCACACAACCTAAAAAATATTATAAAGATTTATCAAAAGATACAAAGAGTAAAAGAGCAGACTTCTTTAAAAAGAATAAAGATAACAAAGAAGCTCCAGGCGATAAAGACGCTAAGACTAAACCATCAATTCATACGAAGAAGTTTAAACAAATGTATGGTGAAAATACTATGGATGAAGCGTGTTGGACAGGTTACAAACAAGTAGGCTTTAAGAAAAAAGGTAGTAAACAAGTGCCTAATTGTGTACCAGAATCAATGACAATAGAAGACGCTAAACGAGTAGAGGGTTATGTACCAGAATCATATGAGATAGGTGCTGACTATGCTAATCACACTAAAGAGGTTACTCCAGGTGAGAAACCAGCAGAAAAACCAGTGGACTCTAAAGAAAGAGGCAAACCAGAACAGAAAATAACTAAAGAAGATATAGAAAAATGGCAAGCTACAGATGAAACAATAGATAAATATAAGAAAAGATACGCTGATGAGTGGACATCTAAACTACAAGAAGTAGTAAAAAGAATGATGGAGAAAATATAATGGTCAGATCATTTAAACAGTATGATATTATAGATGAGGCTTGTGAAGAATGTATATTTGAACATGAAGCTGAGGGTATTACAGAGTCAGAATACCAAGGTAAGAAAGTAAAACTTAACGACCCAATTAGAGGTGGTAGTAAGAAGTTTTATGTGTATGTTAAGAACGAAGCAGGTAAAGTAATTAAAGTTTCGTTTGGTGATACAACAGGTTTAAGTATCAAAAGAGATGATCCGGCACGAAGAAAATCTTTTAGAGCTAGGCACAATTGTGATAATCCAGGCCCTAAAACAAAAGCACGATATTGGTCTTGTTATCAATGGAGAGCAGGAGCAAAGGTAAACAACTAATGAAAAGAAACTTAAAAGAATTTAAAGTAAGTCAAAACTTGGCTGAGGCAACTGCTTCACAAACAGACTTACAATTTATTAGAGCTAAGACGGCTAGAAACGACCACTTTGAAACAAGAAGATATATCGCTGACAAATTATTAAACGATAAAGATTTAGCGATGGCTTATAAGTCTTTAGATATGATTCATAGTAAGTATAATAGTATGGTAGGTAATGACGCTGTACAGTTGAGAGCTAGATTAGAAAAAATGTTAAAAGATAAATTAAAACAAAAGGTCTCTAATTGGGACAAGGTACACTCGGAGTTATAAAAATGAGCAGATATAGAACAACAATGGCAGAGGCCTTACGAAAAGTTTATGAAACACCAGAAGGCTTTGCCTTAGTTTCTAAAGCAAAAGAAATTGCTAAAAAGTTTGCCAATAATATGACAAAGGCTGTGGCAGAAATAGAAAAATTAGAAAAAGGTTTGTCTAAAAATTCGTCTGTAAGGGACGCTTTACAAAAAGCTAATGAAGAATTAGCAGAGGGTAAAATGAAAGATATTTTTACTGCTGACCAAGAAGGTAAATCAGCAGCTGAGATTGCTAAGACATTAAAATTACCATTAGCAACAGTTAAGAAAATATTAGGTGAATCTAGTGAACTATCAGAGTTTACTTCCGATATGATTAAAAGATTAAAAAAATCATATAGTACAATGCCTCAAAGAATTTCAACAGCTCAAGCAGATGCATTAAGTCGTCATTTAGATAGACTTGATTTAGTATCTTTAAAAAAATTAGCTAAAGAAAAGATACCTTTCTTAACTACACTTGCTAGAAATAAAATCTATAAAAAGACAGGTAAGTTTGAAGAATTTTTAAATGAGGATGACATACCAGCGATTGATAAAGACAACGCTC